CCTTTCCGCCCTTAGGGGAGATTTGGCAGGATGACACAATGAGACCTCATCCGAAATACCAGCAGGGTTGACTGTGTTGGTTAGTGTGTTTTAAAACACGAGGCGGGATAGAGACTAACATGAAACAGGAATCCAACCTGTTGATGGTGTTGAACCGACCGAACCCAATTTGTAAATATTGGAGAAAAATTTCAAAATTATAGAAAAATCGTGGGCACCACCCCACCTATATATCTTATTATTATTATTATTAAGGCTTAGCCAGTGCCACCAGCACCTACCCATTTATTTGCAGATTCCAAGTAGCACACTTACTGAGAACGAGATTAGTAACCTCATAGGGCTAGCGACCCATTCTATGTTAAAGTGATATTGGATGGAAATTTAATTATCTATCCCATTTATGCCTAGCTGGACGGCCGAAATGAATCCAGCAGCGCCACCTTAAAGCGTTAACTGTAAGGACAATACCCCACCATGTCAGACAATAATAAAGAAAACAACGTGGGCGTATTTCAGGCTCCTGATAAGATCTGCCCCAGTAGTATTGCTGGGGATAAGCTCAGACTCGATCAGTCCTCACTACCAGAACCTCTCATCTCAGAGCGAGATCACGTTCTCACAACAGCGCCAATACAGCCCCAGGGGCAGAAAGTACCCCTGCAACAAAATTCCCCTCCAACTGATGAATTCCTCATGGAGATGGAAATGATGAGCTCAAGACCTTTTTATAGGGACATTAAGATGACCTCTGAAGAGAAATATAACGCCCGTCAGGCAATTCTAGAGCAGAATTTAAAAGACAAACCCTCTTTAACCCCTTTACCCTTATTGGGAAGACCCGAACTTTTTGAGGTCCAAAAATTAGTAATAAGACAAATAGTCAATGATCCCATGTCGAATGGTTGCATTACATTAGATCAAATCTGCGACTTCAGTGATGCTGTCATGGATAACGGCCCGTCTGCGCCACCACCTAGCCCCTGTAATAGCAGTACAATTTCCGATGATAGTGATAGTTCCTCGATGGAGCACGATAAGTTATATAACCCCATTGCATATTACCGTCATAAAAACAGAAAAGAGGAGCAATCAAGTGATGATGATTGGTCCTCTTTCAGTTTATCAGAGGCTTCCCCTTTCTTTGGAGGAAACCCTAATCATCTCCCGAAAGGTAAAGAAGTCGTTAAAGAACAATCAACTAACGTTAAAAAGGTCGCGGTGAGTAAAATTGACAAGTTTAATAAGAACGCAGAAGAGTTCGCGAAGGATCCATGGGCGAAACCCAATCCTAGTGCTTTTCGGACGGTTTTGGATGATAATAAGACATGTAAGGCGCCAGTAAGGCGCAGTGCAAATCTCCTGCCGGATTCCTTCGGTGATACTTCAGTTAGAGGGCAGGAGAAACTCTTCTCCGATTCGAAGAAGGAGAATAGGGACAGAACTCGTAAAAACGAAAAACATAACCGCACCATCTCCCAAGGTGTGGTTCTTCATAAGGACACCATATCTGGCAAGTATAAACCAGGCCCAAAAATTACCCTAGAAGGGGATGATTCAACAACAGAAAACGAAACCCCTCCTCTCGATGAGACGGATGAACTATCAGAACAAGGGGAAGATTTTGAACTCCCTGACAAGATTATGGTGGAAAGTTACCCCTTCTATAATAATGTAATTACTTTGATTAGCACCGTGAAATTAGTGTTTTATAGTTATAAAACCATGAATTCAATGATCACTTCACTTTTAGATTACCAATCTGCCACGGTGAGTTATGCTATTGCGATGGTGACAGCTCTTAAACTATTGTGGGGTTTCTACCTCTTGTTCCAAACCCATTATTTGACACCCTATGTTAGCGTGTATCTAGTTAAGACAGGAGACGAAAAACCTTGCGTTAAAAGACATTTTCGCAATCAGATGTCTACTCAGACTCCTGCGGTCTTTCAGGATTACGTTTATAAGCCCACGTTGCAACTTCCAAATAAACATTGGATTTACTTGGGCTTTCGCTACGTTGTAAATAAAACAGTACAATTAGTGACCACAGCATCTGATGCTGTCTGCACTAAGTTTGGCTGGAACAAAATATCTATTCCTTTTTTACCAAAAATGCCTTCAGAGGTTTCGTTGCCCGCTTTTATGAGGGTTGAAGACATGACTAAGTTTTATACTCAAGACAATGGAAGGCTCAACCCAAAAAGAGAGACGGTGAACAAAGACCTCTTTCATAGGGTCTTAACGACTAAAGCCCTTAATAACCATCAGCCGATCGAACAACAAATGAAGACGATAACAGCTCTGATAAATAATCAGAGTGATGTTAACCACTCCACTAGTGAATTAAAACAATCCACGGTCACTTCCACATTGACTGTGATGAAATTCCACATCCTCAATGAGACTGAGAAAGTCGCTGTCCTGGGTTTCGACCAGGCCTCTGCCAACTTGAAAACAAATATGGATACAGGTACTATTCGATTGATACATGGTGGAGGCCGGATCTCCCTAAGAACCCAAAAACCTCCTTTAAACTACGAACCATTAACAATATTAGTGTGCGGATTTTTAAATCTCGCCCTGTTCAGCGTAATCTTGGGATTGCCCATAGTCGCTTTTCGTTACCACATCCGGACATTTCTGACCCAGTCACTGCAATCCTTGGAGAAATTAAAAGATCCGGATTTGCGACCCCCCTTACTCTTTTCGGTGCTAGATTTGCCGGTGGAAAACGCCTCTACCAGCCAGGATATTGTAGGTTGGCTTCTAAGGAAGCTATGTACAGGCCCGCTTCAGATATCATTGATGCATGGAGGATCCATAAGAACCACTCTACGTCATTACCCGTCCCTGGTTGCAGCTACTGTAGATGTTTGCAGATCAGATATCCTGACGGAAAGTACCCAGAACTCTCGGTGCTTAACAGAAACTTTGGGAACGATGATTGTCTATCTTTACAAGACAAGCACCCAAAAGATGCTATTGGACGGGTTTATTCTAATCGACGATTGGATATCTTCAATAAAAGAAATGTCAAATTGGCATCAAGCAGGCCTTGTCTTGATATCTTCTGTATCGTATGCACAGCTGTTAATAGAAACCACGAGACTGAGTATTGTGGCAAGGATGGCGCGCATTGGCGGACCCCAGTACAGGAACCCTGCACTCAGACTATTCACTTGGGAGAACGACGACGAAGCTTTCGAACTGGATTTTGCAGAGATAATGGATCTCTGCTCCGGTTGCCTAGGCGACCTCAACGATTAAACCGTTATGAACAGGAAATGCTGTCGAAAGAGAATTATAAAATTCTCGAGTCAATGGTCGGACAGCATGTTCCTCCCGATAAAGTAGGGGAAACGACCGATGTCCTCTGGGACATGAGAAAATTGTCAGTCAAACTGGCACAGACTTTTGACCAATTGTCAGAAGACTATGACACCTCTCTAGAAACATGGTTGGAGAAAACCACCTACACCACGAAAGACAAAGATAAATTTAGAAGAGAGGTTGATGAACAAGACTTTATCATTAAGCGTGATAGAGCATGTAAATGTTTCATAAAAGCCGAAACGTATACAGAATATAAGCACGCCCGGCCGATTAAGAGCCGCACGGACAGGTTTAAGGCAAAGATGGGACCAATTTTTCAAGGGATAAATGAAGTCCTGTTCTCTAGAACGGAATACTTCATTAAGAAAGTACCCGTATATCAAAGACCTCAGATAATTAAGGAATTATTCGGAAATTCGGATAACATCAGTTGTACCGATTTTTCCTCTTTCGAGGCACATTTTATCGATTGTTTAATGTTCGCAATCGAACTCCCCTTCTATAGGTGGGTTACTTATAAACTGCCCACAGCCGACTGGTTCTGGGAAGAACTTAACACCCTGCTACTAGCCAATATTTGTAAGTTCGTCGATTTTATCCTCGAATGCATGTCGAGAGCAAGTGGCGAGATGAATACTTCATCAGGGAATGGTTATGTGAACCTTGTTCTTTTCATATACGTTTGTTGTGTGAAGAAAGCCAGGGAAGCTAAAGCCCAATTTGAAGGTGATGACTCTGTTAATTCAGCAAAACCCGATAATTCAACTCCAACCTCACAAGATTATACTGATTTAGGTTGGGTCTGCAAACTTCAGAAAGTTAGTAAAGTGGAGGAGGCCAGCTTTTGCGGAATGGTCTCCGACCCCGATGATCTCATCAATGTGTGTGACATCAAAGCATACATAGCTGACTTCGGTTGGACAAGACAGCAATACCTGGGCGCAAATAACACCACCATCATGGCGTTAATTAGAGCAAAAGGATATTCAGCAATTTATCAATACCCAGGATGCCCAGTTATAGATGCCATGGGTCATTATGCGATCAGAATCACAAATCATCAACATGTTCAAAATAGAATGATGCGAATGTATAGGAGTGGAAGCCTAGCAGATAGCAGATATAAAAACGATAAATTTACACATATTTTTGAACGTATGAAACTGAAAATTCCAGAGAGGAAACAGTCACCGAACAACACGCGAGAGCTTGTTGAGAGAATGTTCGGCATCCAAATACAACAACAGATTGATTTGGAGAAATATTTTGATCAAGCCACAGAAATCAAACCGATGGATTTTGATTTTGATGTCCCCCTTCAGTGGGAATACAATACTGAAATGTTCGTCTCTCACGAATACATACATGATGTTTCTTTCCATTTTGAATCCTTGATAAGGGATTTAAAAACAGTGTTAGATGAACATCAGATGCCCTCATTGTGAGGAAGCACTTCGGTGAATGGCAAGGAGGTTAAGGTTAGAAGGTGTGAATAGTTGTTCAATACTTCAGGGGTGTTTTCACGAATGATCCTAACCTACGTTATGGGACAAAAGAGCTAAAACTTTTAGGTCCCATAGCGTAGGCGAGTACAGCGTGGAATAGTGAAAATCCCCCGGCTCACCATAGAGTCTAAAAATGAAACACAACATATAGTAACATTACTTTCCTGATACCTGGCGTTTGATAAGCGCCCCACCCCAATCTCCCTCTCAATTGGCTGAGGAGAGGGTTTCCTTACTGTTTTTTCGTGAGCAGGAGTATGCCGAGCTGGTTTAGCTAAACACCCCCCTTATAACCTCTAGTC